ATACTTGTATAGGATAGGGAGGGAAAGGCGGGCTAAACTATATATGTAATTTTAAGGAGGAAGTCATGGAGAAGGGTCATACAGTTGAGTACAAGTCCATTGATTATTATTCGATGTGCGAGAAGTCCAAGGCAAAGATCAAAGCTATGCAGGATGCTGGCTTTTCTACGCCTTATGATGCTAAATCCACCCCTGAAGAGACAGAAATGCCTAAGATGGGTGGTTATTCCGTCATTATGATGGGCAAATAGCTGCGTTAGGTGGATGACTGCCCCGTTCAAAGCGATGTAGAGTCTGCGATAGACTTTACCTGGGAGATATTATTCTTATCGCCTTGGGAGTTGGTGTATATTGGCATCCCTATGTCTGTGCTGGCGTTTTATGTATTAACCATTTACGCCATCTTTAAAGCGATACAAAAGAAGTATTCGTAAAGGATCTTTCAATGGAAAAGGTTAACCAGTACAGGGTCGTTAAGGATTACTATCTGCCAAACGACAAAGAAACATGGGATGTCAAGGAATGGCATGACCATGAAGTATTTGATAACTTTCAAGATGCTTGGGCAAAAATGAAAAGACTGATGGGCTACGGCGTATTGAGCTGCACAGATATGTGGTGGCTTGATAGAAAAGGCGAGGATTTTGATATTCCAGACCAAAGCCGATCCCGTAAGTTGCCTTGGCGCGTTGAGTGGCTGTGATTGATTTTTGTGCCACTTGTGACACTTATGCCACTTGTTTAGGCAAGACTATCGTAATCCGTGTAAGTACTTACTAACCTTGGAGGCCGCATGGACGTTGATCCTAGCGATAACCTTGAAGAACAATCCAAACGCCGTGGCAAGCCTAAAGCGTCTGAAATAGCCGCCAAAAGTGCCAAAAGGCACAATTCTTCAGGCGGCAGGAAGAAAATAGGCCGCCCTAAAGGCGATGCCGGGATTATCAACGAATACAAGGCCCGTATGCTGGCTTCCCCTAAGTCCCGTAAGGTCTTGGACTCTATCTTCAATGCCGCTATGGATGATGACCACAAGAATCAGGCTGCGGCATGGAAGCTGGTCATGGATAGAATCTTACCTGTAGCCGCATTTGAGAAGGATATTGTCCAAAACGGGGGCAAATCCGCTATCCAAATTAATATCACGGGTGTCGGGGGTACTGAAATATCCCAGTCAGAGCCTACAACCATCAATCAAACCACTATTGACGGCGATTCCGGTGAAATACTTCAAGATTGAAGAGTTTGACTGCCAAGAAACCGGCAATAACGAAATGAATCCCTTATTTCTGGAGCGTTTGGACGAATTACGGGCCAAATGTGGCTTTCCTTTTACGATTACGTCAGGCTACCGCGATCCTAAACACTCGATAGAAGTCAAAAAAGAAAGACCCGGTACTCACACTCAAGGGATTGCAGCGGATATTAAGGTCAATAATGGCGCTGAACGCTTTATTTTGCTTAATTACGCCTTTGAAATGGGTTTTTCGGGTATTGGCGTGGCAAAAACCTTTATTCATGTTGATATACGGGACTCTCAACCCGTATCGTGGGTGTACTGATGTTATATACCAAGCACATAAACCTGACGGATGCCACGGAAACGACTATGTTTACCGTGCCAACCGGCTTCCACATTATTATTTACTACGTTTTTATCGCTAATCATGCTGGCAGCACAAAAACCGCCTCTTTGCATTTTGCTGAGTCTGACGGCAGCAACCGTGTCGATATATTTGATGCTGAAAACGTATCTGGCGGTGGCAGATTAACGCTAGATTCAGGTGGCGGCCCGATGTTTGTTCTTCACGAAGGCGAAGTGGTTAAAGCTCAAACAGAAGCGTCTTCTGATATGGAATTTGTGGTGACGTTTGATTTACTTGAGATGCCCCCATCACTGGTGAACTTCGTATGACCCCTGAACAGCTAAATTCATGGCGAATAATCCCAAGATTGCTAATGTTCGCAATGATTGCCATGACTTATAGAACTGTCGAGTGGTTTATGTCCTTGCCTGACCCCAATCCTGAGCAGGCCGCACTAGTTTCGGTGATGACGGGGGCCTTAACTGGTGCGTTTGGTTTATTTTTGGGCAAAAAAGAATAATGGCCGATCTAAACGTCAGTCTTTTGTCATGGCAGCAGGATGTTTTTGCTGATCCTACCCGCTTTAAGGTGGTCGCCGCCGGTAGACGTACCGGAAAATCCCGATTAGCCGCATGGCTATTGATTATCAACGGATTACAGGCCGATAAGGGCCATGTCTTCTATGTCGCCCCGACCCAGGGGCAGGCCCGTGACATCATGTGGCAAACCCTTATGGAACTGGGCCATCCCGTTATTGCTGGCTCGCACATCAACAATCTTCAAATTAAGCTGGTCAACGGGGCCACGATTAGCCTAAAAGGTGCTGATAGACCCGAAACCATGCGTGGTGTTTCTCTGAAGTACCTTGTCATGGACGAATACGCTGACATGAAGCCCGATGTTTGGGAGCAGATCCTTAGACCCGCTCTTGCTGACCAAAAGGGTGAGGCGTTGTTTATCGGAACCCCGATGGGCCGTAACCATTTCTACGAACTGTACAAATATGCCGAGCTAGGTGATGACGAAACCTATAAGGCTTGGCACTTTACGAGTTACGATAATTCCATGCTGGATTCTGGCGAAATTGACATTGCTAAGAAATCCATGTCTAGTTACGCCTTTAGACAAGAGTTTATGGCTTCTTTTGAAGCTAGAGGCTCTGAAATGTTCAAAGAAGAGTGGGTTAGGTTCGGGGAAGAACCTGAAGAGGGCGATTACTACATCGCTGTTGACCTGGCTGGCTTTGAAGATGTCAACAAAAAGCGAACCAAGAATACAAAACTGGACGATACTGCGATTGCAGTCGCAAAGGTGAATGAGAATGGCTGGTTTGTGGAAAACATTATCTACGGTCGCTGGGGCCTTGATGAGACGGCTACGAAGATTTTTCAAGCCGTCCGTGACTATCGGCCCGTCAGTGTCGGAATCGAAAAAGGAATCGCCAAACAAGCAGTAATGTCGCCGCTTTCTGACTTGATGAAGCGGTATGGTACGTTTTTTAGAGTTGAGGAATTAACGCACGGAAACAAGAAAAAGACAGATAGGGTGATGTGGGCCTTACAGGGCCGGTTTGAAAACGGATATATCACCCTGAATCAAGGCGAATGGAATGTTAAGTTCCTTGACCAGTTGTTTCAGTTTCCAGATGCTTTGACGCATGATGACCTGATTGATGCGTTGGCGTACATAGATCAGCTGGCTGAAGTAGCCTATGACTATGAATATGAAATCGAAGACCACGAGATATTAGACGTGGTAGCGGGATATTAAAATGGCAGATGACTACAGCCCAGACCCGTTAATGGCCGAACAGTCTATTGAGGCTTGGGTTATTAACAAATGTGATGATTGGCGCGATTACTACGAGTCAAACTATGAAGATAGTTTTGATGAGTATTACAGACTCTGGCGTGGTCAGTGGGATCCTTCAGATTCTCAAAGGGCATCAGAACGCTCAAGGATTATTTCTCCAGCTTTGCAGCAGGCCGTAGAGTCTAATGTCGCAGAACTGGAAGAAGCCACATTCGGACGGGGGAAGTGGTTTGATATAGCGGACGATGTAGCAGATCCGCAAAAGCAAGATGCTTTGGTTTTAAGAAACAAGCTGTCTGAAGACTTTGAAGCCTGCAAGATTCGTAAGGCTGTAGCGGAATGTTTGATTAACTCAGCCGTATTTGGCACGGGCGTTGGTGAGATAGTCCTGGAAGAAATTAAGGAAATGGCCCCTGCCACCGAACCGATTATGGGCGGTGACCTTCAGGCTGTTGGCGTCAACATTACCGACCGTGTAGTTGTAAAGCTCAAGCCAGTATTACCGCAGAACTTCCTAATAGATCCCGTAGCGACCTCAGTTGAGGACGCCTACGGTGTAGCGGTCGATGAGTTTGTCAGCCGCCATAGCGTTGAGATATTGCAAGAACAGGGTGTGTATCGTGAGGCAATGATCGAATCAGCTGCCCCAGATACCGACTTGGAACCTGACCAAGACCTGACTATCTATAATGATGACAAGGTTCGACTAACTAAATACTACGGCCTTGTACCCAAAGAGCTTCTGGAAAAAGAAGACGTAGAAGTAGAAGAAGACTCGATGTATGTCGAGGCGATCGTCGTGATCGCTAACGGTGGTGTGCTGCTCAAGGCTGAAGCCAACCCCTATATGATGAACGACCGGCCTGTTGTGGCGTTTCCTTGGGATGTAGTCCCAGGGCGATTCTGGGGTCGTGGCGTCTGTGAGAAGGGCTATAACAGCCAGAAGGCGTTGGATACAGAGCTTAGAGCAAGAATTGATGCCCTGAGTCTCACTATTCATCCAATGCTCGCTGTGGACGCTACACGGCTTCCTAGAGGGGCTAAACCGGAAGTACGCCCCGGCAAGATGATCTTAACTAACGGAGATCCGCGTGAAGTACTTCAGCCGTTCAATTTCGGGCAAGTCAGTCAGATTACGTTTGGTCAAGCCGCGGCCCTCCAGCAGATGGTTCAACAGGCTACAGGGGCGGTTGATTCTGCTGGTATCGCAGGTCAGGTTAATGGTGAAGCGACAGCCGCTGGCATCAGTATGTCTCTCGGCGCTATTATCAAGCGCCATAAGCGTACTCTTATTAATTTCCAGCAGTCTTTTCTTCTGCCTTTCGTAACCAAAGCGGCTCACCGCTATATGCAGTTTGACCCCGAAAACTATCCCGTAGCGGACTACAAGTTTACGGCGACAAGCACCCTTGGAATTATTGCTAGGGAATATGAGGTTACTCAGCTTGTCCAGCTCTTACAGACGATGAAGCAGGATAGCCCGCTGTATCCAGTGTTGATGCAAAGCATTATCGAAAACATGAACCTGTCGAACCGTGAAGAGTTGATCGCGGCGATGCAACAGGCAGGTCAGCCTAATCCGCAAGCCCAGCAGATGGCTATGCAAGCACAGCAAGTACAGCTTGCGCTTCAGCAAAGTCAGACCGCCGCACTCAATGCTCAGGCCGCAGAGTCTCAGGCAAGAGCAGGCAAACTAGCAGTAGAAGCTCAGTTGGCCCCAGAAGAGCTTGAAATTGAAAAGATTGAAGCTGTTACGAAAAATCTAAAGGAAGGCAATGAGGAAGACCGCGAGTTCGAGCGTAGGCTCAAGGTTGCCAATACGCTGCTTAAAGAAAAGGAACTTCAGGTTAAAAATCAACCAGCCCCTGCCCCAGAAAGAAACCCCAATGAAGACCTTGAAAGGCAGCTTTTAAGCCAGCTAACAGGATAAATCATGTCTGATATTGTTATCTCGGCTGCGCTAACGAAGATTGCTACAGAGCTTGAATCGCTTAAAGGCAAGGATGGCGAGCAAGGCCCACAAGGGCCAAAAGGCCCGAAAGGGAATACAGGCCCACAAGGCCCAGCGGGGCCAAAAGGCGCGCCGGGAAAGCAGGGCGACAGGGGTGAAAAGGGTGACAAAGGCGACAAAGGCATTGGTGTTTCTAACATCAAGAGCGACCGCATAGATGGAAGCCTTACCTTTAGATTTTCAGATGGAACTGAGCAGACTGTAAATCTTCCTGTTACTCAGGTTAAAGATAAAGATGGTGGCTCAAAAACTGTTTTAGTCAGGCAAACAGTGCAGGGCGGCAGTGGTAGCGTAGATTTTTCCGCGATTGGCGAAAGCATTGTTCCGGATACAAATGAAGCCTACGATCTAGGATCATCCAGCAAAAAGTTTCGGGATCTTTACCTTAGCGGTACATCTCTTATCCTGGGATCAACAACAATCACCTCAGATAGTGATGGGGTTATTGTTAGTTCTTTAAAGATTGGCTCTGGTGCAGATCAAGTTACCTTAACAGCCAGTGGCGGCAGTCTTTTAACAGGTGGTAGTCAGGTTAGCGGTATTGCTTTAACTGACTTGTCTGTAGGCGCTGAAGCCAGTGCTAGTGGTGATGGTGGTATAGCGTACAACAACAGTACTGGTGTATTTACCTACACCCCTCCTGATTTATCGACATATCTTACGTCCGTAGCGTTTTCTAACATTGACGCTGGTGCGGTGTTGCTATCTTCTGAAACCTTTGCGGATTCAGATACACAGTTGATGACTGCGGCAGCGATTGATGATCGTATTAATGGCAAGGGATACATTACCGGCAATGAGACGATTACGTTAAGTGGCGATGTATCAGGCTCTGGCACAACCAGCATTGCCGTTACGATAGCTGATGATTCTCACAACCATGTTATTTCTAACGTAGATGGTCTTCAGGCCGCATTAGATGCAAAACTTGCAAATGTTGTAGAAGATACCAGCCCACAATTGGGTGGGAATCTTGATGTAAACGGGAATAGCATAGTTAGCGCCAGTGATGGTGACATTGCTATTACGCCTAATGGTAACGGCAAAATCGTACTGGATGGTCTTAATTGGCCTACAGCAGATGGCTCGGCTAATCAGGTTTTAAAAACAGATGGCTCTGGTCAGTTAAGTTTTGTTGACCAATCTGCTGGTGGATCAGGTGATATTACATCTGTTGTAGCGGGTAATGGTCTTACAGGTGGCGCTACTTCTGGCGATGCGACTGTAACTGTAGGCGCTGGAACAGGAATTACGGTTAATTCTGCTGATGTTGCGGTTACATTGCCAATTAGGGCATTTGTTAATTTTAACGGCAATGTTTCAGGAAGTGTTGTTATTAGAACAAGCTCTAATGTGTCATCTATTACAGACAACGGCGTTGGTAGTTATAGGGTTAACTTTTCAACAACACTGCCATCTAAACCCGCTGTTGGGGCGTCAATTAATAACGTAGCTGTTAATACTAACTTTGGTCTAAACGTAAATGGTGTTGGGACAAGCAGCGTAAGTCTTTTTTGTGTTGAAAACGGCAACGCAACAGATAAAACAGAGGTAACCATGTTGGCGGTGGCAACTTAACAATGAGTGCTTTTAAAATACTTTATCCGCAAGATGATGGCACTGTGGCTATTGTTGTGCCTGTTGATGGGGTAACTGAATCTAAAGCACTTGAGTCAGTGCCTTCAGGCAAGCAATATATTGTTATTACTGATGATTCTATTATTCCTACAGATAGAACATTTAGAGACGCATGGGAAGTAGATTTTACAGGAGCGGCAACTAAGCCATGATTACTGTAAATATGACAAAAGCCCGAGAAATTAAAAAAGAACAGTTAAGGCAGGAGCGAAAGCCCTTGTTAGAAAAGTTAGATGTTCAGTATATGAGGGCAATAGAGTCTGGCAATGCAGATGAGCAGGCATCTATTGCTACCAAAAAACAACAACTGAGAGATATAACGGCTGATGCTGGCATAACCAATGCTACAACGGCAGATCAATTAAAGGCTGTTCGCCCTGCTATATTGGATCAAGTTTAATGTTGATGACACAAACAGAGCTAAATAACCTGTTTAGCCAAGTAAATGACGCTTTTAAAGAACAATCTGACCGTTTAAATGACTTGAAGCAGCAATTAGACCATTTAGAGGAAAGGCTTAATGGCTACGAAAAAAGATCCAAAACTGGTACGCGCGGGCGTAAGCGGGTACAACAAGCCGAAGCGAACCCCGAACCATCCGACCAAGAAGTTCGTGGTGGTAGCGAAGGTGGGGGACAAGACCAAGACCATTAGGTTTGGTGATGCCAAAATGAAGATCAAAAAGAGCCAACCGGCTAGGCGTAAGTCATTTCGGGCTAGGCATAAGTGTGATACAAATCCACCTAGTAAACTGACAGCACGATACTGGTCGTGCAAAAAGTGGTGATGGTATGAAGGTTAAAGCGCCAAAAGGCTATCATTGGATGAAAGATGGCAAAGAATACAAGCTGATGAAGAATCCACCTGGGGGCTACAAGCCGCACAAAGGCGCTTCTCAATCAGCAGATTTTAAGGTTCAGAAAGTCCACAAGGCCAAATAGGAGGCTGCTATGGGTTATGGAATGGGTGCGTACAAGTCTAAGCCAGCTAAAAAGAAGAAGAAAAAAGCCAAGAAAAAGGCGAAGAAGTAATGCCTAAAGCTAAGTATTCTGCCAAGCAAAAGAAGCTGGCTAGGGTTGCCCCGCCAAGGGACAAGATTACTGGTGCTGATTTGAAGAGGCTGAGAAAACGTGGCGGCAAGAAAAAGTAAGCCAAAAGCAAAGGCCAAGAAGAAAGGCTCTATACCCGATAATGTAAAGAACAAGGCTCTTTACTCTAGGGTTAAAGCTGCGGCTAAGCGTAAATTTGACGTATATCCTAGTGCTTACGCTAATGCGTGGCTGGTGCGGGAATACAAGAAGCGTGGCGGTACTTATGGCTAAGACCAAAGGCGGCTTAACTAAATGGTTTAAAGAAGATTGGGTAGATATTAAAACCGGCAAGAAGTGTGGCCGTAAGAAAGCCAAGGGATCTAAGCGTCCATATCCTGCCTGTAGGCCCAAAGCTGTAGCTGCCAAGATGACTAAAGCAGAGAAAGATGCCGCAAAACGCAAGAAGAAAGGGCCAAAAGCTATTAAGTATGCGGTTACTGCATCTGGCAGAAGAAGGAAAAAGAAAGCCTGATGACTCGTGAAGATGAAAAGTATTACAACGATTACTTTGATTTATTTAGAAGTGATGGTTGGAAACAATTAACTGAAGAGTTGACACAGAACGCGGCGGCTATTAATAATGTTGCGGTGGTAAAAGATGCTGAAGACCTGTTTTTTAGGCAGGGCCAGCTAGAAGTATTGGTATATCTGTTGCAGTTTGAAGATTCAATAAACAACAGTTATGACGATTTGGTAGGAACAGATGATTAGGGTTTTTGACTTTAGGTGCGAAAACGGTCATTTGTTTGAAGAATTTGTAGACAGCACAACCACAACCCATAGGTGCGGTTGCGGCGCTGTAGCTACGAAGGTCGTTTCGGCGACTCCGTTCGTGTTAGATGGATCTACTGGGGATTTCCCCGGACGC